GGGAATTTAAAAACTCTATTGCTGTATTCGCACCACTAACACCATTGTTGATGATTTCATCTTCAAGGTGCTCCATGTGCGTATTCTTTGATTCATTTAATTTTTGTTTGAAAGATAGCATTTTTTCTCGATATTATTATATTCTATACTACTATTGTAACATACTTTTTCCTGTTTGTCAAGAAAAAAATGCTTCTCTAATCTATTGTTTTGTAATGATTTATATCTTTGCAAGCTTACATAATGGACAGTCTTTTTCATCCAATGACCGAAATGGACATATTTGATAATGGTCAACATTAATTGCAATTCTCTTTAACATAGAATCCTCACCAATATCTTTATCTTCCTTTACTGCCTTTTCAGCTACTTCCGCAAACATCTCTTTTAATTCTTTACTCATAAATATTTATATCTCTGTTAAATTAATCTTATATTTCTTACCAGTTATATTATTCAGTAAGAATAAATTCTCAGAACCCTCTTGAAATGTCCAAGAACCAGATGTTCCATCAACACTATTACCATCACGCTGGGTATTATCTAAATGTAAATCACCAGTTTTTAAATCTTGAACAACAATAGCTGTTCCTTCGGCTTTGATAGTTGCATCATTACCCATGTAAATTGTATTGTCTGCAACATACATATCCCTAATCTTAAATTCAGCTGAACCTATATCATAAGTATCATTTGCATTAGGAATAATATGTGAAGTCATAGAACCACCCATAGCGATAGAACCAGTTAATTTACTAGCTGAAACACTAGAAATCATACCATCCGTAATCATGGAATTAGTTTTCATATATTCACAAATATCTGCAACTTTTTGACTCATTTATCTACCCTTTTTATAATTAACCATTCTCTATATTTATAAGACCTTTAAGGTTAGTTATAATTTTGTTTTGTTAAAAATTCGGGCAATTTCCACTCAACTAGGTCTTTATCGACACTATAATGTCCTAAAGCACCACAAAAATTACAATATTCAACACCTAAATCATAATCCAAAGTAGTAGTATTTGCTCGATGTTCACATAATTTCTTCATTACAGGCTCTTTATTATCACTTTTGTTAAACCAGCCATCTGAAATCGTTAAATCTTGCATAATAGTCTCCTTTTGAGTTATATTACTATTTATATGTTCCAATCATCATACGATTTTTCAAGTCTTTTTGAAGGTTTTATCTTCAAAGTATATGGATTTGAGTTCGTATTAGCATCTGAGTTTTTCTCATAAAATTTATTACTTCCATCATTTGCCAAAGCAGGTTGGTCATCTTCCTCAATATCATATAGTTTCATTTTCTTCTTAACGACATTCACCAAAAATTTACTATTCATGGAAATATCACTATAACGATTTTTCAATTGTTTGAATAAGATTTGATTATTCACACCAGCACCGTCATCCTTTGCAATGATTGCCACCATCAAATCAGCAGTTGCTGGTAAACCAAAACTCTCAGACGTATTAGACAAATCAGGATCAGAGCTCGTATACCCTTCCCGATTTAATTGTGAACTTGTAATGATAGGAACATTACACTCTACTGCCAAACCTCTGACTTCCTCAGCAATAGATTTGATATAGATATAAGTGTTCATATTAGCTGCCCACTTAACTCTACTTGAAGAACAAATATTCAAATAGTCAAGAATGATAACTTGTGGAACAAAATCTTTTTTGATTTGTAACTCTCTTAACAATGCACGAAAGTTTCCAACATGAGCTCCTGCTGTTGGATACTCTTTGACAATCAACTTTCCTATATTCAATTTATCAAGACGTTTCTTGAAATCATCTTTAGGCAACATATGTAAATCACCAATATCAATATCAAGTAAGTTTGCGTCAACCCTCTCAGCAATTCTTTCCTCTGACATTTCCATAGTAATATACAAAACATCCATTCCCTGTTTTAGATATTGACTAGCCAAATGAGTTTTTACCAATGTCTTACCAACACCAGTTCCACCCAATAGTACTGTAAGAGTTTTCGGTGAGATACCACCGTTTGTAATCTTGTCAAGCATTATCATATCAAAAGGAATCTTAGATTCTTTCTTGTGATAAAATTCCCAACGGTCTTCACCATTTTCTAAATAGCTATGACCGATACTTTTATCTAATGAGATTGCTAATGCTTCAGTAAGAATTTCTGGAATTGCATCTTTAGACAAAACTTTATCCTTACCCTCTAGGATAGATATACTCTGAACAATCCCATTGTAGACAGCTTGGTTCTTTGCCCACCTTTCGGTTTCTTCGGTCAACCATTGCTCGTCATCTGTTTTTGCATTTAGATTTTTAAGAAGTTCCTGACAAGATTTAAATGTTGTTTCGTTTAAATCTTCCCTGTTATTTAACTTAACAGATAAAACCTCTTTAGACGGAGGCGAGTTATACTCGGTGATATGTTTCTGTATTTCAATAAATATTTGTTTCTCTGCGTTCTCTTTGAAATAATCTGGCTGTAAGAAGATACCGACAATGCTTGAATAATTTTCATTATATATTAGATTCTCTAAAATCAATGTTTCAGTTCTCATGTTACCCCTTCATCAATACATCCATTATTATTTTCTTTTGTTTTAATACGTCAACCGATAAGAAAGGTTTGTAATTTTTAATCAATTCACTATAATCATGCCACAAAGGATCATTCAAAGTTCTATCAATATTCCCAACAAAACCAAGCAACATATCAAGAACAGCAACGGTTTCTAATGAAATAGTTTTGGATAAACCCATTTTCAAAATTACTGGATGGTTGATACCATCAACCTTAAATATGTCATCAAACTCAGCTTCATATTTATCTAAGTATCTTTTGACTTCCATTGTATCTTTCTTAATAGAAAAATCAAAATTATTCATTCGTTCAATATACTCATCATACAAATCACTATCAAAATATGTAGGATAGGTTATACCATTTGTGAATTGTGATAGATAAAAATATATCAAAGCTTCTTTGTTAGTAAACTCATTTCCTATATCTTTAAAAATCTTTCTTTGGGAAGAAAAGTTTCCATTGAGTTCCTGCTTTGAAAAACTCCTTTGCATTGAATCAATACTGCTCCAATTTCCCTTTCCATTATATTTAAAATAATCATACTCTCTCGTAAAGTGTGCATAGATACCTTGATAAACTACCCAAGCTTTAAATGTCACTTCTAGTTCATTATCATCCATAACCATCATTTCAATACTGTCCTCACAAATTCAAAAAAAGTTTTAGATTCACTTACCACAGCTTCATCAACATTATAATATGATAAGAAATAAACACCACCCATAATAATAACACCAACAACCATCCACATTAAATTAGTTTTCAGTTCCATCTTCAATGCCATCCTTTTCATCTTTGCGACTTCCATAATTAAACTCTTGAAACACAGCCTCTTCAAGTTGTTTCATTATGTCATCAGTAAAGTATTTTTCTGGATTATTCACTATTGATTTTTCAAAAGCCTTTGTTCCATCCGGCATCTCATAACGTGTAGACACCTTTTTAAAAATCTCATACTTTTCAGCAATAGCAACCAAACCAAAATATTTATCCAAACCAGTTTGATAATCTAAATGTGTTTCTACAATACTTTCTTCTTTTGTAAATCTACCCTTAACTAGTTTGCACTTGATAATATTTCCTAGAACCTCAGTACCCTCTTTGACTTTCCGTTTGCCTAGAGTAACAATAACTGAAGCTGCATACTTAATTCCACCACCACCAGAAATCTCTTTTGTTGGGAACATACTCCCGACTTTATCATAAGTATGATTTGTAATAATAAGTGGAATATTCTTTGTAGAAAGTTTTAAAGCAAGTGTTCTAAAAGTTCCACGAATCATTGGAGCTCTTGTCATATCTCTTTTATCAGAACCACTTGCAACATCACCCATCTCTTTTAATGTAGAAAGATTTCCAAGTGAATCTAAGAAAATCATAACCTTAGTTTCTTTTGGAATCCCATCAATAAGTTTAGAGCATTGTGTTCTAAACTCTTCAACTGTTGCTACTGGAAACACAACAAACCTATCAGGGTCTAATCCCCTATCGGTAATCATGTCCTTAGTCAACGCACCTTCACTCTCAAAATATAAAATCAAACTATCTTTATTCGTACTCAAGAAATTCTTGGCAATACTCAATGCAAAAAATGTTTTACCTACGGACTCTGAACCAGCTAGACAGGTAATCTTGTTTGATGGAACACCACCATACATAGAACCCGACAATAATGCGTTCAGAGAAAAAGACCCCGTATCCACAAAAGTATTGCAATCACCAAGAATCCCAGCGGATACAACCGACGCCATATCATTTGAACTCTCCTTTATTAATTGTTTAACTAAGCTATTTACTGCCATAATATTCTCCTTTCGCTTATTATGATATAAAATTTTCAAACCATTTTAAATATGTTTCTTTATTATCATCACTCCTAGTTTCAATATAATCATAACAGTATTGTTTATCATCTATCA